CGTCGGATTGAACAAATTTCCGATTTCATAGCTTCCGACCACCACCGTGTTTCCATTGGGCAACAGGGCTTCAATCGTCCAAATTGCATTCACTGACGACGAGGCCGCGCAGAACGCGCTGCGATACGTCGTTGCGTCGAGCCATTGACTGGTAGTTTGACCGGTAAGTTTCAATTTCTCTACTGCCACCAGTCGTCTAAACGAAGCGGTATAAATGCTCCCGGACATTTCTTACCTCCAGTTTCGGTCGGCAATGGCTACGATGTTGATTGGCATTACTCGACTCCTACAAACTTGGTGTGAATTCGCAGCAGTTTCCCGAACGGGTCACTGAATCGCCAAGGTGGTTCGCTACCGAAAGACATCACTTCGTAAATTGAAGTGACTACTCCGTTGGTGTCCAAAACACGATCTCCCCGCTCTGGCACGATTTGCTCTGCATTGAGCACTAAATCCGCTGCTTGAATCAGGTAGTCTCGATCGGTCCATTCTATGCGGACCCCGCCGTAACCGTCATCAAGTTGCATTTTCGTCCGTCCAATCGTTGCCTGCACGCTTACCTGATCCGCACCGCGCTGGTAGACCACCTGACGCGAGGCGTGCTCTTTGAGCTGGTCCGCAAGCCATGCTTGTCCGTTTTGCAGCAAGTCTGCCATCATGTGTTGATGTTAGGTGGTGTCTTAGCGTTTTGCTCCATCAGCCTCAGCAGTTGCTTGTACTGATCAAGGAGCTGCTGGAACTGATCTTCGGTCAGCAGCGTGTCGCCACGCCCTTTGCGGTATTGACGAATAGTTTGCAGCAAGAGTGGAACGCCATATTGCAGTCCAAGCATCAGAAGCACGCTGGACGCGGCACTGGTCGCGATGATTGTGCCCGTTGTCCAAGCTTGACCATTTGGAGGATTTGTATTTGGAGGATTCGTGTCCTGTCGCGGCGGCTCTGGCTGGCGTGGCGTTGGCTTCGGAGCTGGGCGATCGACGATCGAATCGATCAAATCGTCCTGCACTCGAGCGTGGGCTAACAGATTGAGCGGCACACGAATCGGATCACCGCTCGTCGTGGATGGAACTTGGAATACGTCGCTGTTATCCGAATCCTGGCAACTCACCTCCCGCACTCCTGCAGGCAAGCCTTCTAGCGTCGCCGGGAGCTTGCCTCGCATCGCGCTAAGCAAAAACGGTGTCGATTGTCCTAGTCCTTCACCACCACCAGCCCACGTCAATAGACCTACAACGCGTGGGCCGCCGTCCGTGTAATCGATGAGACTCGAACCGCTGCGACCTCCGATCGCTTCCGGTTTCCAAGAGAGAATTTGACCTTCTTTGCGATTGAGACGCAGCACCTGGAGACTTGGCCATTCGCATCGAGGACATCCATACGTGGTTACACCCGACTGGACATTGGGATAACGGTCGGCCAAGGGAATAGGAGTAACATCTCTCGCGAACTCAGCATTGCATTTTAGTAGCGCAAAGTCCACGCTGGTCCCTCGACCATATCCCGAAGCAATGATCGTTCCTGTGCCGCGTTCACTGCTGCCATCCGGATTCCACCTTTCGACGTTGACCACTCGCCCCCGGGTAGTTCCCGCGACGTGAGCATTGGTAAGCACAATGGCATTGCCAACCGAATCGCGGCCAACCACCGTACCGCTACCGCATACGCCACTGACGGTCACCCGGACTGTGGCTCGAATCACCTGTTCGAAGCGATCGCCGGCTTGCGATTCGCGAGCTTCTGCGAGCTGATGATCCTCAACATGGATCTCCTCTCGCAGTGGGTCGAGGTAAATCTTGCCAGCGGGTGCGATGTCTTGCTGGATTGGACCGCGGACAATTCGAGCTTCCTGAATCGAAGTGCAACTGCTATCCACGCAGATCGGCTGCTGTGCCAAATTCGCCTCGGCTGTTGCCATCGAAATAAGAAGTGTTAGCGTTGCCATCTTCCAGTTCATGCCTTCTCCTCTATCTGTCTCATGTTGCAGGTATTTGCTGATGCGGATTGAGCTCAGCCGGATTACTGGCTGAGTCGAATCCGCACCGTGGTCTCTGCGGATGCAGCTGCCCGAACCACTTTGCCGATCGCTTTGTTCCCGGCTTGGGTCGTGGTTACCACGTTGTTGGTGTCGTCCCAGTAAAGAAGGGTGCCGACCGTGTAGGCGACGCCGGTGTTCTTGTTGAAGTCGAAGACGCCATCGACCGCGAGGGCACCGGTTTCACCGGCCGCCAGTGGACGAAGGGTTACGCCAACCAAATCGCCTTGCACGACAACGTCACCGGATGCGAGAGCACCGGCAGCGGTGTGGTCGATGTAGTGGCCTTCTTGAATATAGGTTGCTTGTGGCATGGTTTTGAAAACCTCAATGAGTAATTGAAATCCAGTAATGAATCGTTCAGCGAGCGACGACTATGCTTCACCCTTACACTTGATCGCAGCGCGTGGGTCTTGAAGTGCGACTCCGAAGTCGTGGTAACCACGCATCTGGACGCCCAGGACGTTGAAGTCTGCGTCGGCGGTTTCGATGGTTGGGGCTTCTTGACCATTGAGGAAGGCGACCTCGATCAATGGCAGATCGTTCGGGTCGGTCATCAGGTACCACGCCTTGGCCGAGTTACCGGTGTAGAGGGCGTTCGCCAAGTAACGGCTAACCTCGACTCGAAACTTACCGACGTGAGGGTTGGAAACAGGCGTGCGAGCATTGGCCGTGTTGTCTCGCATCTCCAGCGACTTGTAGAGCTGCGTGCCGATCGCCGAGAGTGCTGTCGGTACGAGAACTACCGCTGGCATCGTTCCAATCGGTTTGCCATCGGAGTCCACGAGGTCGTAGTACGCGACTTCGGCCTTCGTCAATCCATCAATCGAGAGAACCGTATCGGTCCCCGTAAGGAAGTTTTTATTGCCCGCGGTAAAGAACGCGGCGTTGTTCATGAAGATCGACCAGAAGACATCGTTGATCTTCAATCCCGAACCACGACCGAGCTTTCTCGGTACCGTGGTGATCGCACCAAGGTCATCGTTGATGATGTCGCGTCGATCGACGGCCATCATCAAACCATAGGTGTCCGCCTTGTTGGTGTAGCTTTCGTTGCCGAGGTTCCCATGTTTAAGCTCACCACCAGGAGCAACCAATTCATATTGGTCTTTGCCGATCAAGCGGTAGCTAGTCACGGTTTTGAAGTCGGAAACGTTGCGAACAGCACAAATGTTTCGCCATGTCCGTTCCACGCTGAAGAAACCATCCAAGAGGAACTTGTTGGCGACGTTGGAAAGGATGCCACCGATGTCGATGTTGCTCACCGAGCTGGCTTCGATGGAGTTGCCAAAAGCAGCTCGCATCACCGCGCGGTGATCGCGGAAGTTTCGTCCAGAATATCCGTTGGCCCAAGCTGCTTCGAGTAGCAGCTCTTGCAAGCCGATGCCCCCTCGGAACCGACGAGCGGCTAGATCGAGCGACTGCTCATCGGCGATCTCCTCTACGTTGGAGAGGTTGGCAGCCAGGTAGCAAGCGGCCTCCAGAATCGGCGCGTTGATCGTGTTGTTCTGCACATGAATCGCGGGAACAGCGGGACGAGTCCCCCGGATTTTCTCGAGTTCTGCTCTCTCTAGGCTCCATCCCTCACGGATCGCACGAGCTTCCAAGCTTGGAAGGGCACCGTTGTAGATGCGACGAATCGCTGCGATGCGTTCGAGTTCGGTTGCGTGGGCGGCTCGCATCGCTTCGATGGCTGCTGTTACATCCGGTTGCGCGTTGGTTGGTTCATTCGGAACGGGTGCTGCCGCGACAGGTGCGATCGGGTTGGTCGTGGATTCGTCTTGAGTTGAGGATTGCGGATCGTCCATGTCGGGATCTCCTAAAGTTGCAGATGCCTGAGCGGCAACGCTTGCGCTCGTTGCTCCGTCGGCACCAAGGTCTACAAAGCTGATTTCACCAAGAGAGGACTTCCGGACGACATTCACTGGTCCGCTGTACTGCGTCCCATTGACGGTGACCTTTTGACCTTCCTTGACGAATTCGAATTCATCCACACCAGCGCCGACCGAGGCCTGCCAGGGGAATCCGTTCTTGGAACTCACGACAACTTCCCGGGCTGCTGGGGTGTCGCGAGAGACGACGCCTGTCGCGATTAGTTGGCCCCCTTCGACGCGAATCGCATCGGTATGGCCAACTCCCGAGAGAGGATCGTGACCGAAACGAATCGGTCTCGCTTGCGATGGAATCGAGAGACCGGCTAGGTCAATGATCACTGGGTACCGCCAACCCGAAACGCGCATCGGACCGCCGGTGTAAGCGACCATACGGAACCTCGGCAATGCACCTGTGCTAGTACCGTCTGCGGCAGCATCGATATCGATGACAGCCGTTGCGGAAATGCTCAATTGGCTCTGCTGTTGCTGGGGTTTAAGCGTCATCGGCGGGGACTTCCTCGTCTTGGACATTTATCTCTTCTTGATTCGTGGTGGGAGTAACGGGCTCGGCCGAGAGGCCAAGTTCCGACATAAGTGCGATTTCCTTCGCTCTCTGGCGAAGCTGTGTTTCCCAGTCCTGTCCACGCTTGGCGTATTCATCAGCCAAGGTGGTTGTGTGACTTGCAAGCCGAGTGGCTTGGGCGTTCGCTTCTTTAGCCGGATCGACGTGTTCGTGACCGTCCCAGAACCATTGGTGCGGCCACTGAGCAAAGGGACCAAGTCCGGTTGGAAGCAAACCAGGCAGAAGTGCGGCTTCATCAAGCCAAGCTGCAAGAATTCGATCGAGAACTGCTCGTTCGAGATGCGACTGTTCGACGCGGATCGCCTTGTAGTAGGTTTGATGATCGAGGCGACCCGAGGCATAGTTATAGGAGGACGAATTGCACGCGGCCACGTTGAATGGCATGTTCAAACAGCGAGCGATTTCGTTGAGGAGTTCGCGTTTGAACTCGGCATACGTCGTCGATGGTTGCTCAGCCTGCATCTGGGCCATCTTCCAACCACCAGGCATCGTCACCAAGGCTCGCTTCTCCAGCTCGATAGGCTCGAAGGGTTCAGCCGCGTCGGCTTCCCCGTTGGCCGGTGCATCGGTGTAAAGGATCCCGGCAAAGTCGGCAGCAGTTTCCGCTGCTGCAAGGACAGCCAGCGTAAAGCGACGAAGTTGTGCAAAGAGCGGAAGCGCCGGCATGATGTCCGGAACGCCTCGCGTTTGTCCTGGGCGATCGGCTCGAAACCAATGCAGCACCGCATCTGCGGGAATGCGATCGTAGTCGCTGCGGGCCGAGTGAAAGCTGTCGCCGGGGTGATGACGTAGGATGTGGTACTCGACCGGGTTTCCTGCTCCGTCAAACACGATGCCATCGACAGCAATCGTGGAAAGGCGATCGAGGTCGGGTGTCGTAACCTGATCGGCTTCAACTAGACGGAGGTCGAGCTGGATTTCGGTGTTCAAGCGAGGATTGTTCGTGAGGACCGCGAAAGATTCGCCATCCGTGGCGCGAGCCATCCGCATCGTGCGGAGCTTTTCAGCGAGATGCACTGAACGGGCCCACTGCATGAAGGCATGTTCAATGCGACGGTTGGCTTCGGAATCGCCTGTAAGCATTTGCAACCGGGGGCCGGTACCGACGACGTCATGCGCGAGGGTCAAAACAATCCCACGAGCATACGAGTTGTTGGCCGTTTCATACCGAGCACGGTTTCTAAGAATTCGACGAACCTCGGCACTATTGGATGCATTGGGCGATAGCCCATCGGCATTGGCCCAATGGCGTCGATTATCGTCGGTAGTCACGGCAGCATCGTAGCGTGCGCGCACCATTCGCATCGCGCTTGGCATGTGACTGCGCACCGGCTTTTGTGACCACCATTGAAGAATCCTGGACAACACGGTTACTCCGCCCCCGGTGGAACAATCTTGTTGAAGACCAAACCACGACGCTTCGACTTCGCGGCTTCTTTGGAAGCTAGATAGCGATCGGCTTCGATCTGGTCGGTCAGCTTGTGCTGTTCGACACTGCCGGCGTCGCCAGATGCTTTCGCAGGGCCTTGCGCGTTTTCAGTGATGGCTTGTTTCAGATCTTCTGACATGACTCTTAGGTAATTCGATGAAAGAGGAGTCCGGTCGAGAGGCACCCGGCGATGAGTAGACTTGCTCGGACCGGTGTGGCTCCTCCTCGATTACCTATGCCGAAGGGTCGTGAGACTGCGCGCAGATCGATGCGTTTCCTGATGGGTTGCTAGATGTAGCGATCTATTTTTCTGGAACCTCGTAAGTAGCGACTTTGCGTCCGCAATTGCGACAGCGCTTTCGTCGTCGAATACGCCCATCGCGTAACGGTTCCGTGTGCGTCGTGATGAAATGACGGCAACCGCACTTGGGACAGATGATTGCGGCAAGGATTAACTGTCATACCCATTCCCGCAAAAGTGGAAGGACGGAATCAAAATCCAAGATTCTTCGGCTTTTTTTATTTTGACTGTATACCGTATACGATA